GGTTGCGTATGCGTTTTTAAGTGCTTTATTTAAGAACTCGTAAAGCTCCGAGCCTACAATTTCGTCGTTCTGGATTGAGCCCTGTGTGTCTGAGTTATATGAAACGCCGTAGGGGGGTCTGTATGAATAAGCGCCGCTGTCGCCCCCTCCATAAGAGTAAAGACGTCCTCAGCTTTCGTGCTGTCGCCACACATCAGCATATGTTCACCGAGCTTGTAGATTTTCCCGAGTTCGCTTTTGGCGGCTTCTTCGATTTCTGGCGTCGGCACCTCTTCAATTTTAGTGTCGTCTTCTTTCTCCTCAAGCTCAGGTACCTCGACGCCCCATTCGTCTAGCTTCTCATAGTCGTATCTGTTCGCGAGCTTATCCCAGTCCCAGTCACCGTTGTTTACGTTGTCGCGTATTGTGATTTCTTCCTCGCGCTCCTCCGTCAGCCCCTCGATGAGGTGCGTCGGCACTTTTTCCAGCCCGAGCTTCTTCGCGGCTTCGTAGCGCTGATTTCCTCCGAGGATTACGAGCTTGCCCGTCCTGTTGCTTAAAATGAGAGGGCGCGCTTCGAAGTAGTCAGGATTGTCTTTAATCGATTGACAGAGCGAGTCGAAGCTGTCCTTGTCAATTGTTCGCGGATTGTCTTCGAGTTTGTGCAATTCTGAAAGGTTTCTATACTTCACGGCGGTTATACTTCCTGTGCTTACGTAGCTCTTCCATTTCTGCCGCTCGCTCCTCTGGCGTGCGCTTCTGCCAGCGTTTTTTCGCGTTTGCGGCTACTTTTTCGTGGAAAGCGCGCCATTTTTCCGCGTCTTTCTTTAATTTCTTGTACTCTGCGACTGGCAGAGTGATTTCTTTAGCCTTCGTCATTTACTGAGCCTCCATATACATTTTATAGTTTTTAGATTGCTGTGATAGTGCTTTCTTTGCGTCGTCCTCGGTTGCGTAGTATGCGATTGGATTATAATTCACGGCTCCGCTCATAGGCACGACCAGAAGCTCGCCTGTGCGCTTGTCTTGCGCGATTGCGTAGGCTACCGTGTTCTCGACGAGCTTCGTCGCTTCGTAGCTTCCTTCTTTCGCTTTGATTTCTTTGTAGGCGTTTTTCCAGTTTGGCTGGTATTGGTTCGCTGGGTGCGCCGCCAGCTCTGCGCGTGCAATTAGTGCCGATTTGTAGGCGAGCGCGTCTGGATAGCGCTCGAAGCTGTTGCCGAGTGATATTCGCGCCGCGTCTGTGATTTCTCCGCGATTTTCTGCGTCGCGCACTTCGCCTTCTGCGGTTAAATAGTAGTACTTTGCGCCGACTGCTGGCTTAAAATACCGCGCCAGCTTTGTGTCGACTTTTACGAAGAACTTTGCGAAGTCGTTTATTTTGTCAATTTTAATAACGTACGCTTCGTTGTCGACTGATACCAAAGCGTCGCCGTTTACTGTCTGGTAAAACATAGCGCCAGCCTTGCATTCTGGAGTGTCCTGCATTAGCTTAAAATACTTCACCGTCGTTGTCTTCCTTTCTGAGCTTGTCGAGCTCATCTCTTACGATTTCTATAGCTTCGGTTGCGCCGTATGCTACGTAGCCGTCAATTCCTGCGCGCTTCAATTCTTCCAGCCAGAGCTTTTGCTTTGGCGATACCGTCGGGCGCGCACCTCGTTGTCGCTTCATCTCGATAGCGATAAGCTTACTTCTGCCGTTTCGCTCTGATTTTATGATAACAAAAAGGTCAGGCACTCCGCTCGATACTCCGAGCTTTCGGTTGACCATTCGATAGGCTCGCTGGCTCTGCTCGTTCGGCACGTGGAAGTGTGGCAGTCGCAAAACCTCGAGATAATTCACAAACGCTTTGTGTTCGTCTGCTTCGAGCGGGTATTGCTTAATCGTCGAGGTCTTCATCTCGCGGCACCCAGATTGTGATAATCATCAGCGCAATTACTAAGATAGCCAGCACTGAAAATGTCGTAGCTATCACCTTTATGACGAAGTTGTGGCTGTTCGTAAAAATAAACAGCGGCATTGTTATTAGTCCTCCAATTGCGAAGACTACCACGCTCACAAAGAGCCTTGCTATTATGTCTATAATTTTCTGCCTCATTCTTTCGCCCTCCTCTTAAAATGGTATCTCCGATAAGTCGACTGGCTCGTCGAGTTTTACGTCGTCGAGGTTCACCTCGTCGCTTGGTTTAGTTTCTTCTGCCTCTTCTTGCTTTGGCGCTTCTGCGCTTGAGAGTAATTGTATGCTGTTTACAATAACCTCAGCTCTCGAGCGCTTCTCGCCGTCCTTCGTTTCGTATTTGTTTATGTGAAGCTTGCCGACAACGCCGACGCGCTTGCCTTTGCCTGTGTATTTCGTTACCACGTCTGCGGTTTTTCCCCACGCCAAACAATCGATAAAGTCGACATACTCTTTTTCAATTCCGCCCACGGCTAGCGTAAATGCGGCTATATTTTTACCCGACTTTGTGGTGCGCGCTTCTGCGTCGCGCACCAGCCTTCCTACTAGCGTTACGTTGTTAATATCTGCCATTTTTATAAGCTCCTTTCTTAAATGACGCGCTCTCTTTTAATAATACAGCCAGGCACCATATCTGCGCCCGTTTTCTTTACATAATCCTTGATGAGGCTCTCGCTCGGTACACAAAGCTCTCGAGGCACTTCGTTCGCGTTTATAATCTCGACAGTGATTTTTTCGCGACTTCCTGTCTTTGGTGCTTCCTTTTCCATTGCGCGAGCGGCGGCTTTGGCTTCTGCTTCCATTTTTTCCGCGAGAGCTTTCGCCTTGTCGATTTCTAGCTGTTGCTCGGCTTCTTCTTTTTCTGTTTCTGGATTTTTCGCCAGCTCTATTTTCTTCTCTGCGATATCCTGGCGAAGTTTGCCGATAAAGGCAATTGCGAGCGGGTGCTTGGCGTCGTCGTTTAATGCGGCTATGCGCTCCTCTGCGATTTTTTCGCAGTTGTCGACGTCTTCGAGTGTTTTCGCGTCGTCGATTGCTACCGCGTTCTTGATTTCTAGCAGGCTTACCCAGACGCGCTCTGCTTCGCGTTTTTTCTTCTCTTCTTCGGCTCGCTCGAAGGCTAGGATTTCGTTAGCTACAATTCCGCGAGCTTCTTCGGCTGGTGCTAAGATGTCGCGCTCTGCGTTTATGAATTGTTTTTTTACGTCGTCGAGCTGTCGTGTGAAGTTCTTACGTAATTCTTCTGTCGACTTCTTGTGTGCTGTGATGTCTTTTATGACTTCCTTCGCGGTTTTTACGTCTGCGGCTGTTTCTACCTTGACGTTCTTGGCTCGCTCGAGTAATTCGTTGGATTTGATTTTAAGCGGTGAGATTGCTTCTATTTGTTTATACGCGGCTTGGCGTAGTTCCTGGTTGGCTTCGTTCATACGTACCCTTTCTTTTAGTTTATTGTGTCTTAATTATATCAAAAATTATGTAACGCTACAATACTTTTACTTTATATTCGCGGACTTTTTTCTCTGCGGCTTTCAATTCGTCGATGAATAGCGCCACCTCAATTTCGAGGTTCTTGATGTAGTCCTCGTCGCGATAGACCCGAACTATGACTATCTGTGCATTCTCTGAAAAGTCTGGCGCGTAGCTCACCCAGTCCCACCAGAGCCGCTCCTTGTCGCACATCATATTTCCCTGGATTTGCGGTATGTAAATTGACGGCACTTTGCCTGTCGTCAAGGCTTCGAGGTGGTGCGCTGGTGTGCGGTTTTTGATTTCTATACCACCCTTGCCTTCGCCGCGCCAGTTGTCGACCTCGACTATTCCGTCGGCGCTCGCTCCTGTATCGAGGAAGAGGTGCTTCTTTAAGCCGCGCTCCTCTACCACGTTGCCTGTTTCTAGCTCGTACCTGAGCCTTGCGGCTGGTTCCATTTGCGTACCCCAATCCATATACGCAGTCTTGCCGTAGCGGCTGTATGGTTGACCTGTCAGTCGCTCGGTCAGTAATTCGGCGAGGTAGTTTTTGCGGGAGGTGCTTGCGTATCTTGCAAGCCCTCCGCGCTTGGCTAAGATATCGCCGTAGCGGCTTGCGGTCGGTATTCCGAGGCGGTCTTTGTACCAATCCTCTGTTCCCTGCTCGTGTGTTGTCGTGTCCATTTTAGCCCTCGACTTTTACCGCAGTTTCTTCCTTAATTTTTCGCAGTCTTTCGCGTGCGACTGTTGCGGCGTAGGCTTGCTCCGCTGGCGCTAGGCTCGCGTAGGCAGCTTTTAATTCGGCTATCGTTTCGGCTTTCTTTAATCGCTCAAAGGCGTCCTCTTGCGGTTCCTCTGTCAGTCCGTAGTCTGAATTGTCGACTGTGTCGATGTCTTTCACCTCCTCGAAGAAGTAGCGCTTGCAGGCTCGTTTTATGACCGATTTTAGCCAGAACTCTGTGTCCCACTTTTCCCAGAGGTAGTTGTTGCGGCTACTCTTCTTCATTTTTTCGAAGTCTTCGGCTGATAAGCCCTCGTAGTGTTCCGCGTCGCCTGTCTTAATCACACAATATGCGCCCACGATTTTTGAATTGCTGAAAGGCTTAATCTTGTGAGAATAGACGACCTTCCCGCTCTGCTTTTCGACCGTAAAGTCGTCGTCTTCGCGCACTACTTGGACGTCAAAGGTCGCGTTCGGGTGCAATTTAAGCACTTTGTTCTTATAGCCCTGATATGTAACCATTGTCATATTCGCGCCCGATATGACGACGTTGACACCGTCGAGGGGCAGGCTCAGGTTCAGCCATTTCGCAATCATACCCGCGAGCGTTCGCGCTCCGTTCTTGCCTACCACGCGCTTGTCGGCTGATTTGCGCGACTCTTCTATGAGCGCCTCTCTCACGTAGCGTAGGCTTGCGCGTGCGTCTTTGCTGTCTACGTCTATCTCCATTTTTTCGAGTTCGTCTTTGATTTCTGCTATGATGTCGTTGATTTTTTCCACTTCGTTCTCCTTGTTTAGTTGCTTTACTTTATTATATTGTAGTGGCTCAATTTGTGCCAGGCTTTGTGCGTGTGAAGCGCTCAATCGCTCGCTCTAAGAATTTTTCAGGGTCTGTGCTTGACCTTACTAGTCCGTTGCCTGTCATTCTTCGGCAAGCTGTGAATATTTGGTTGTTAATTCGGCTCGCGAGTGGTTCGTAGTGGATTTCTAGCACTTCGTCGCCGTCTTGGATTTCCATTTGGACGGGTGCAATTATTCCGCGGGTGGTTTCGCCTGCCAGGATTTCGACCAGGTGTCGCTTCTGCATTCGCGGGGCGTGTATGGCGATAAACTCGCCGCTGTCGTCGATTGGCAGGATAACCTCCTCCGCCAGTTCGTTGGCGAGGGCGAGCAGGTCGCCGTTATATTCGCCGTTGACTAGTTCGTCGTGTAGTGCCATTTGTAGCAGTTTGTCTGCTAGGCTGGCGGTTCTATTCGCTATAATCATCTGCGCTCTCCAGTTCTTCTATTAGTCGCTGTTTGGTTGCTTCGTCGACTTCTTCGCCGCAGTCTGGGCATACTATCGCGTATGTTCCGCCGCAGGCGCACTCGACGTAGCCGCTCTCGCCCTGTCCGCAACAAGGTTCTTCGAGATAAGCGTTCTCGTGTTGGCATTCTTGCATTGTTTTACCTTTCTCTTACGTTTGTTATACTTTCATTATATTGTACCCTCTCGAAAATATCAAGCCTTTTTGTGAAGATTTTCAAAGATTTTTTAGCCCTTAAATGAAAGCGATATTGTCCCGCTTTTTCTTCTGCTCGGCTCTCATTCGAAGCACTAGCTTGTCAAACTGCTTACGGAGCTTTGCGGTTGAGAGAATATTTTGCGACCAAAAGTCGTCCTCCTGCGACCATTTCATCACCGCGTTAATTTCGACGTAGCTGTAGCCGTCGAGCCTGTGGATTTTCTCTATGGTTTCGATGTCTTTTTGAAGTTGCAATTGTGTTCGCTTTTTGTTCGCCCTGTTTGGTAGTCGTTTTTTTATCATTTCGTGCATTTTTTCGACTATTTCAGCAGCTTCTGCGGGTGCTTTACTCACCTCGCTTGTCCGAGTGCGGACAAGTAGAGTATTTCTATTACTGTTTCTATTACTGTTTCTATTACTGTATTCTATAGTCCTCCGCGGGGGCAGGGGGTGTGCCTCGGCGGGGGCAGGGGGTGTGCCTCGGCGGGGGCAGGGGTGTGCCTCCGCGGGGGCAGGGTTTACCCCCGTTGGCTCTTGACTTTCCTGTGAAAATGTTGGCACGACTATAGTTAGCTTCGGCTCTATGCTCACCCTGTGGTACTTTTCGTCCATATTTACCTTAATCCAGCCCGAGGCATTTAGTTCGCTTATGATGTTGACCACGGTCTTGTAGGCTAAGCCTGTTTCTGCGGCGATTGTTTTGTTGCTGGCAATACAGCCATAATCACCCAGCGCGTGCGTTTCTATAGCTCCGTAAACCAGCACGTGGCTGTGCTTGGTTATTTTTCCGTTGGCGAGTTCTCGATTTAGTAGACTGGCGTAAAATGGTATATTTTTTAGCATTGTTGTTCACTCCTTCGTTGCTTAATGCTTCTATTTGCTCTTCATTCCGCTTTATTTCGCGTTTTGGCGTTCAAGCCCGTAACTTTATCGTCTTTAATTTTTACGGCGCTCCTGGCGCGTCTGACGCGTTTTCTGCTAAGATTTCCGCGGTGCGCTTTTTTACAAACGCTTCGCGGGCGTCTGCGTCTTTCAGCGCGTCTGGATTTTTGAGATTTTCGCGTATGTATTCGCGAGCGGCTGTGCCTCGAGCTTCTTCTTCGGTTGTCGGCTTCGCTTTCGCGTCGATTTGCTTGTTCTTGTCTATTGCTTGAAGTCGCGAGCAGGCGCACTGTTCGTTCGCTCTGTGGAAGTTCTCGTGTAGACAGATAAAGCCGCGGTTCTTAATTCTCGCGCTATCGCGGTATCTGTCGTAAGGCAGTATTCCGTCGATTGAGTGAGTCGCGAGTATCGCGCCTTGAATTGCGATATTCTTGTAGCCCTCTGATATCTTTACAGCGACCTCCCTGGCTTCGTCTTTGGTCAATAAAAAGTCCCCCGTCTTCGATACCAAGACGAGTGTTTCTTTAGCGTTTCTTCGCTCCATTCGTTCCCCTTTGCTGGTTAATTTTTATGTACTCTTACTATATGACAAGCGCGGATTTTTTGCCAGTGGTTGTGTAATTTTTGCAACAGAAAAGAGGGCTATTTTGCCCTCTTTCTTGTTCGCCTTTTGTTCTATTTCTCGGCGGGTTTTTCTTCTTTTTTCGCCTTTGTTTTCGGCTCTTTTACGACGATTTCGTACTTGTCGCCGTATAGCTCTATGATGAGCTTACCGTCGGCGTTCGGTTCGACTTCGATTTGGTACATACTGCTTCCTTTCTCTGAGCGCTTGCGGTCGTCCGCCCTCTGCGCTGAGTATAAGTACATTATACACTACGTATTCGCCGCGCTTTCCGCCTCTCAAAACGTCGGGGCAGATTTCGTTTATTTTCTCCTGTGTGCGCCTGTTTACGATAAAGACGCGACCGCTGTCGTTTATTACTGAATAATCGCGGTGGAGCTTATTCTTGAATAGCCAGACGTTCGTCCTGTGCAATAATCGCGTATAGAGATAGTCGTATTCTCTGATACCCTTACTGTTCTTGATTGCCGCGTTGAGTTCTCGCTGGATTTCCGCACCCGTCATTATCTTACGCCTTTCTCAGGTTGTTTGTATTCAAAGCCGCCCAGACTTGCCCTCGCGCCGATAATACGGCTCGGTCGCCTATCAATTCGGTAATTACGTAGTTGTTGTCGTATTGTGTGAGCGGCGTTCCGTTGTAGTCCACAGCTACCTTCGGCTGGACAATATCGCCGACGCTGAAGCGCGGTGCTTCTGGCTCTGGTGCTGGCGTTGCTGGGGCGAGCTTTGCGTTTACGCGGTTCTGGATGTCGTCGGGGTTATAACCCGCTCCTGCTAATCTTGCGCGTCGGTCGTCGCCGTTGCCCCAGTCGCCGCGGATAACCTGCGCGGCTACCTCGTCGGGTGATAGTTGCGGTTGCGGTGCTGGTGCTGGTGCTGGTGCGACGTGCCAGCGCTTCAGCCTCATAGCCCCTAGGAAGCTACCTAGGTTCATATTGATTTCTGTAAATGGTGCGCCGTTGCCGTTGCCTGTTTGGTTCTGCCCCAAAAGCCTCACGTAGCCGCCGAGGTTGTTCGATACCGCCATTCCGACGTGTCCCCACTGGGTTCCGCCAAAGAAGAGCCAGTCACCTGGCTGGATTGCGTTTCGGTCGGTGATGAGTTCAAATTCGCTCCCTGCGTTATAACCACGAGCTGCTTCCCAGGCTCCGCGTGCGGCTCCTGTTCCGCCTGTGGATAAAGTCCTGCCGACTGCGTTCAGCCAGAAGAGCGCGCCTCCGTCCCAGCATTGCGCGCCGTATGCGCCGTCAACGTCAAAGGCTTGATTTATAACCGCGTTGCGGAAACTCTGCCAGCTGTCGGTTGGTACGCTCGCGCCGCGTCCGCTGTCCAGGAGCGCTTTCGCGCCTGATTTCTCCACTGCCTTTTCTACGTCTGCGTCTTTGGCTTTCTTGCCGTTCGGAAGGTCTGCCACGTCAATCACCAGCGGTGCTTCTGCGTCTTCTTTCTCAAGGGCGCTGGTTGTGATTTTGTCGAGGTTCTTCTGACTCACGCCGTAGATTTCGGCTAATTTCTGAATGTTTTTTAGCACCATACCTGCAATTCCTGCGGCTAATACGCCGAAGATAATCTGCGAGCTGATTTGGTTCGCGCCTTGCAATTCAATTCCCCAGTTCGGCGCAAAGATAAGGAGCGCCTTTGCTACTAGGATAATCACTATCGTGCTTGCGCCTAGGAGCGCGTATTTCGCTAGCCCGTTTAGCCACAGCTTCTTGTCGAAGCCTTCGCTGATTTTCCAAACGTTGATATTCGACCAAGCCGACAGGATTGTGTACGATATCGTCGCTAATCCATACAGCGCAAACGCTTGCAAAGACTGAATAATTAGCTCTGTCATTTCTGTCATTTTTCGCCCTCCTTATAAATGAGCCTTAGTATTATTACCGTAATTATATCATCTAATATATCAACGATAGAGTAAAGTAGACCGTCGTAGCCTTTCGGCTCGGGTGCGATTTCGATATGTGTGTAGGCTCCGATAATCCACTGAATAAGCAAGATTGCGTTACTCGTCAATAATGATATCGATAAAATGAGAAGTAACACTTTCAAGTGTCGCACCTCTTTCGGTGCTTTTAGTCGGTATAGTTCTATCTGTCGCAATATAATAGCGACAAGTGCTGTCGCTATCAATATACGCGCAATTGCGGTTATAGTTATAAACATTTTTCTATGGTTTCTTCGGCTGTTTTTTCGGCGCGCTGACCGCCTTTTTTAGCGTGATGTGAAAGTGATTTTCACGTATTCGCTGCTCCAGTTTCTGGCTGTTCTTTGCCAGGTTCACGTAGGCTTGCTGTGTATTTTGTCGCGCTTTTCGCGCTTCTTCGCGGGCGGCTTCGATGTCCACGCTGTATAATTCCGCTCGTATGACTGCGGCTGTGTCCATTTTTAATTACCCCCTCGGTTAATCTTCTCAGTTAATAAGTCGATTGAGTGCGACATCTGAGTAATTGCCTTTGACTTCTCGGCTTCGTTCGCGGCGTCCTGCTTGTAAAACGCTATCATCTCGTGTCCGTTCGCTCCTGCGATTTCGACGAGTTTTTGGTTTAGTTCTTCGTTCTTCTTCCAGAGCTTGAAAACGGCAGTAGATAAAGCGATGACGGCTATACCGAGTACGCCTTGCGTTGCCAGATATGTCGTTACGCTTGCTTCCATAGTTTTATTTTAGCACCCTTAAATGTCCTCGGACAAGTCGCCTTCCCATTCGACCAGCTGGATTTTATAAAAGCCTTCCTCCGACACCATAGTTCCCGCAAAAATTGAGATGTTTTGCCCTTTCTTTATGAAAACGCGCCTACTTGCCATAACTGGCAAAGAGCCAGCGTGCTGAGAAACGATTGCTATCGCGTTGTAGAAGGCTCTGTCCACGTTATATTCGCCCTGCGGCAAGTCTAGCGCTATTACTGCCATTCGGTCGCCACCTAGTCGGTTGTGGTTGTTCAGCGTTGTCTGCGCTACGGCTATTTCGTAGTAGCCTGAGCGCGGTGCCGTCATATGCGCACCGACGGTCTGCGCTCGCCCCCAGTTTATAGTGCCGTAAACAAAGTGCGCGCTCGGCAGTTGTTGGTTCTGCGTTACGTCTACGTATTTTCTTATGTACCCAGCAGGCAATTCGCTCGCGACTTCTGCTTCTATCTCGCTCAATTCTAAAGCTCTGAAAGAGCGCACTCGCGTTGGCGTTTCGAGTGGCTTCTCGTTCATATAGATTTTACCCTTGACGTCTAGCGCTCTGCCTTCGGCTGGCATTTTGCCGATACCGACGTTGCGGTTGTTGCTCGATATCATCATAATAGGCACGCCTCTGTCGAGAGAGATTTGCGTTTTTGAAGTACTCAATTTGTCGCGCACTTCGATTTCTATAATAAACTTCGAGGAGTTCGCCATTGATAAAAAGGCGGGCGTCATTGTGAAGGCTCCCTCGCCCTGCGTGAAGTCGCGCTTTATCCACGCGTTCCACCCACCGTCGTCCTGCTTCCAGCGATAGCGCAGGCTTCCTGGCTCTATTCGGTTCTTGTCGGTTCCGTCGACGGTTATGCGCGCAAAGGTTCCGCTAACGCTGAGCTTCGTTTCATTTTCAAAGTTATTTTTTCTCTCGGCGGTCGCTGTGATTTTCGGCGTGCCGTATTCGATGAAGTTCAAGTCCTTGAAAGCTTCGGCGGTTAAGCCGCGGCTGTCTGTCGCCTGAATAACAAGGCGCTGGCTTCCTTTCTGGCTAATTGTTCCGAGTTCGGCTTCGTATGGCTTGCCATTCTGTTTTTCGTCGTGCGCGATTGTCGCGGTCTTGTCGACGAGTTTTATCGAGTAGCTCTTCGGCGTCGCTTTTAGGCGCGTCTTCATCTTGTCAGCGTCGGCAATTGTTGCGACTACGGTCGATATTCCTTGAATAAAGACTCTGTCGTTGCCCGTTACGGCTTTGCTTGTCGCGTTCGTGTCGCGGGCGTCAATCTTTGAAAAGAGAGGGCTGGCTTCCTTGTCGTTTACGGCAATTGTTACGTTCTGAAAGCCTGAGCCAATCATTGAGCCGCCGTTAAATGTCCAGGTGTCCACGCCTAGGCTCGTTTGGCGCGTGTCTTTCATTCGCTCGTAAATTGTGTCTATTTCTTGCTGGCTTGGCGTCCAGACGTACTGGTCGCCGACAAAGCCGTCCTGCCGCTTGATTTCTGCGCCGTCTGGTATCTGAATACTCACATTGTGATGAAAGCTCCAGTGCTTCTTGTTCATATTGACGGCGATAGGTTCGCCTACGGTGTACAAGCCTTTTGTAAATGTTGGCGAGCTGGCTCGCGGTATTGCTGGCAATTCCCAGCCGCCGCTCGTTTCAAGCGCTCCGCTTCCATAAAGTGAGCCTGACATTCCAGCGCTGAAAGCTTTACCTCCGTCGCTATTGTGGTAGATGTCCATTATTCCGCCGCCGAGTTGGTGGTCGCCGTTGCCACTGATGTTCGACCAGACACCGCTCGCGATGTTGCCGCTTCCGTTCACGGTCGTGATATTCAAGCGCACCGCGTTGCTGTACCAGCGTGCATTGTTCGTGATGTTTATACCGACCTGCCAGTGAATAACCGAGCGGTTCGTGCCGACGTCCTGTCCGCCTAGCTGCCATTGAAAATAGAAGCAAGTGCCGTTATACCTGCCAGTTTCAATTCGTCCAGATGTTGCCACGGTTTAGTCCTCCTCTCCGCTATCAATAAACGCGACGCCTTTAATGCTTCCTGTTTTAATTGCGATTTGCTTGATTGGGTTCAGCACTATTTCGTCTTTCGCTGAAAACTTTGTAACGATTGTGCGCTCGCCGTTCACTGTGAAGACGCGCTGTTGGCTTCCGCCTGATGTTGCGTATCCTGAAAACTCGAGCGGCGTCATTGCTGTGTAGGCTCCGTCGTAAATGTCCGACTTTACTATCAAGCCGTACTCGTTCATTGTTACAGAGGTACTCATTGCCTCGCCGCTCGCCTGCTCCCAGTTTGCCGAGCTTCTGCCGTGCGTAAGCATTATGTCTGTAAATGTCGCCTCTGCGTCGCCGTTCGCCCAGATTTCAACTATGACCTCGTCGCTTGCGGTTGTATAAAATGGCTCACATTCCAGGCGCTTGTAAAAGGCGCTCTCGCCTTCGCCGATTTGTGTATAGCAGAGGTTCTCGGTTGGCACTGTCGCGGTTCGCACAAGCATTCCTGCAATACCTAGCGCGCTCTTCTTGATAAGACAGCTTAATGTGTAGTAGCCCCGCTCTTCCTCCGTGTCCGTGATTTTCGAGCGTCTGATTTTCACGGTCTGGCTTACTCGCCTGCCTCTTAAGAAGAGATTGTTGCCTGAGATACCGCCGTTGGCTTTCGCTTCGGCGCTTGGTGCTACGTCGATAATCGAGGGCGAGCTTAGCGTTTCCTCTTTCCACGGCTTGTATAGGTTCGGCTCTGCGGCTGTGTCGTCTGGCTTCTCCTTCGCTTTGTAAAAGAAGGCGGAGTTCCTGAGTAGGTTGTTGCCTCCTGCGCGCTGTATCTTGTTGGTGATTTCGCGTACTTTCTGAGTGATTTCTGTGTGGTTGTCGTTTACCGTGTTGCCGAGCGTCTGGACGTCGCTTACCACTCCGCGGATAACCTGCTCTTGCTTGTCTACGTAGAGTTCCGTGTTCTTTATGCGCTTGTCGATGTTGCTCGTGCGGTTGTAGTTAATCTTTGTACGTGCTGGGTCTTTACACCAGAGGTTCTCTTTAATTCCGCCGTCGAGGGTCAATTTGCGCCCCATAACAATCGAGCGCTTGCCGTTAATCTCTACGATGTCGCCGACCAGTGCGCCTATGACGCCGCTGGTTTCGGCTTCAAACGGGTAGTAGGTTAAGCCCTTAAAATATGGAAAGAGTTTAGCCTTCACCGCTTCGCGTCGTTTGTCGATAATTTGGTTGTTGGTGATTGTTGCCTCGATAATTGGGTTCGCGCCTGGCTCGGTTTCGGCTACGTTGTCGTTCTGCGGGCTTCTCGCCAGGACTAGGCTATTCACGGCTCCGTATTTTTCTAGCTCCGTTAATTTAATTAGTGAGCCGTCTGGTATTTTGACGTGGTGTTCGTCGGTTTCGCCTTCGAGGTCATTCGCGCACCAAAACTCCAAGTCGCCGCGATTGTTAAAGCGCGCTATGCTTCCCGTGAGCGCCGCCAATTCTTCGATAATTTCGCGGTATTGTATACCGTGAATATTCTTGTAGAGGTCTTGCTCGATGTCGATATCGATATTCGCCTGGTTCATTGTTGGGGCGATATTCAAAACGCCGCAGATTTGCTGGAGTAGCTCGTTCGCGGTCGTCGGGTATGTGAATAGCTCAGGCTTGTATTCCGCGGTTAATGCGTGCGTCTGGTTGTATGCGGTTACTTTGACCTCGTCCTTGTCTTTGATTTTCTCGGAGGATACCACGTAAAATGTGCCGAGGTTTAGGGGCGGCGGTAATTGACCTGCGCCGTCCCGCTTTCCTGCGCTCACTTGAAGAAGAAACTTGCGCCCGAGTAGCTCTTTGCCCTCGAGGTGTGTGAGCGTGAGCTTCTGCATTTCGAGGCGACCAATTCCTGGCACTTCGCTTTCAAGGGTCGCGCTTATGAGCAGGTCGCGGTCGGTCATTGTGATTTCTTCGCCCCCGTCGACAGTCAGAAGGTTCAGCTCCATTTCGCGGGCGGGGATATCTAAGCCGTTTATAAACTCCTGCCTATCTCGCAAGTCGTCTAGTCGTCGCTCGTGCATACTACCTCTGCGCCTCCTGCGCTATCAGGTTCACCTTGAAGTCGGTTACTAGTCCGCGTCTGCGGTCAAGCACTCCCAGCTTTAGGTCGTTTGCATAAAATGCTTGCGATTTGTATGAGTTGCTGTGAATATCGAAGTAGCGCACATTGAAAAAGGGGCGGTTCAATATTCCCGCGATTTGCGCCGCTCGGGCGTATTCCATAGGCACAAACTCCAGCTCTAGCTTTGGAAAGATACCTATAAGAGTGCTTCTCATACTGCCTCTCATATTTCGCCCCGCGTCCTTCCAGAGCTTGCTCGCCTGCACGTCGTATTTCTTTAATTCTCGTATCTCGACGCCTTCGATTGTTACAAGTGCTTCTGCCATAATGTTATACCAATATCACCCCTTGATTGTTTAAGTAGCTCTGGTCGTTAATTCCGTCTATGACGCGACGCACCAGTTCGTCTTCGCCAATTTTTACTATTATAGTCTGAGCTTGGCTTCCTGCGCCACCTTTTTCGGCTAGTTGGCTTGCGATTTTATCGAGCCAGCCTGTGTTGTTCTCAAGTGGCACGACCGCTTCGCGTCCTGCTTCACCGACCACCGCCAGGGTTGCGCGGTCAACCACGCCACCGCGGGCGAGCTTCGGGATTTTCGGTATGTTCATATTCTTACCGCCGACGCCTGGCACCCAGTCTGGTATTTTGATTTGGTTCAAGCCATTGATAAAGCCGTTAATAATATCAATCAACACGTTAATTGGTGCCTTTGCAATTGCGCCAAGCGCTCCGAGGGCGCCGCCTACAATGCTCTTCAACCCTTCGAAGGCTTTCTTCCAGTTGCCTGTGAAAACGCCCGCGATGAAGTCAACCAGCCCGCCGAGTACCGTAAATACGCCGCGTACAAAGCCTCCGATTGTGCTTAGTGCGGTGTTTATTATTCCGCCGATTGTCGTGCCTATGGCGACCCAGACGGGCTTAAATGTGCTAATAATCCAGTTTACAATTGGCGTTATAAACTTGTTGTAGATTTCGAGCGCTCCTGCTACCAATTTGCCGATAAAGTCGGTTACGGCTTTCAGCGCTGGCTGTAGCTGGTCTTTCCAGACCTTTTGGAACTCGTCCAAAAATGGCTTAATAATTGGCTCCAGCACGTCGCTGTAGAGCCGCTTAAAGGTTCCCGTGATATTGCCTAAGAACTCGCCTATTCCCTTTGATATGTCTTTGCCGTATGTGTCCCAGGTACTTTTTAGAGTGCCTGTGAAGTCTGTCCAGATTGTGCCTACGATTGTGCTTATCTGCGTGAAGACGCTCTTCATATTTTCCATAAGCCCCGTCAGGTTGTCGACGATTTGTGGCGTGGCGTCGGCTAGCCCTTGAAGTAGGTCTGCGGGTATTGTACCCGCCAGGTAGCCGATATCTGAGAAGCCTTGCCTTAATGGCTCTACTAATGGCTCTAGGAAAGAGTTCGCCAGCTCGCTAATCTTCGCGGTGATATCCATAGCGCCCAAAAATGCGGTAGTAAAATTGTTGGCGATTTCTTCGGCTCGCGGCACTACCACGCTTTCTAGCCCCTCGAAAAAGCCAGTAAATGGCGCTAGCAATACGTTCGCCAGCGTTGCGGTTGTGTTTGATATTGATGTTATGAGATTTGCAAAGTGTTCGTCAATTTCTCCAGCGCGCTGGCTGATGACGGTTGACCAAGCGCCCGCTTCGGCTACTACGATGTTACTTATGCTCGTGAATATTCTTTTACCGTTGTCGGCTAATACGCCGAAGATTTTCGTTACGCCGTTCGCAAAAGCCTGCCAGCTCTTCGTGTCCTGGATAACTTCGAAAGCTTTTAGGAAGCTGTCCTTGATTTTCTGCGCGATTTCGTCGGCTTTGCTTGCGCCCTTGTCCATATCTCCAAGGTCAAAGTCTAAGCCGCTCATATCCATACCGCCGCCGCCTGCGTCGCCGCCGCCTCCGCCACCGCCGCCTGCGTTGTCTTCTGGCTCTTTCAGGACGTTCATCTCATCAAACGCCGCCAAGCCTGCCAGCTCTTTCTTGAGCTTCTTTGCTTGCCCTGCGGCTCCGCCTAGTTGCTTGCCTGCTCCTGCCGCTCCTGCGCCTACGCCACCGACTGATTTGCCGACGCTATCGACTGCCTTCTTCATTCCTTCGGCTTTCTTGCCTCCGCCGCCGAAGAGTGAGCTTATCCAGCCGACCGCCATAACCATCACCTTCACAAAGCCCACGACGTACGGTATTGCGGCGTTAATCGCGTTAGTTATCATCTGGAAAAAGCCCGCGATATTCGCCTGCCCGATTGCGTTCATAATGTCGGCTAGCCCGCGGGTGAAGGCTGTCTTCATATTCGTTATGGCTGTTTCAATTCCGCCCGCGGCGCCTAAGGCTTGCTCTGAGAACGGCTTTATTCCGTTGGCGCCGTTCTGGTTCAGCTCTATCATAGCCTTCATAAAGTCGTTCATACTGACGGTTCCGCTTCGCAAGGCTTCGCCGAGCTGGTTCGAGCTTGCGTAGCCCATATACTGCGCCACCTGCTTCAACTGAGCAGGCATTGCGGTCATCATATTGCGCCATTCCATCATATCAGGCTTGCCTTTTGCGTAAGCCTGGCTTAATTGCTCGATTGCGCTCGCTTGCACTTGTGCGGGTGCGCCTCCTGCAATTATGGCGTTATTCATTGCGAGGAACATTTCGGTACTGGCTTTGACGTTGCCGTTCGCGGCGGTCAAGCGTTGCACTGCGCTTGCGGCTGTATCGAGCGTCGTCGGCAATCCTACGAGCTTCTGGCTCATATAATCGATAGATTTCTGGGCGTCTTCGGCTGAGATACCCAGGTTGCCCATTACTCGCGGAAAGTTGTTTAGCGTATCAACGCGTGATACGGCGTCGCCTAGGGTCGATGTGATAGCGCCTATGGCTTTCGATATACCAGCGGCTACTAATCCACCCATTGCGACGGCTCCTGCGCCCATTCCGCGGAAAGAACCCGAAACGGTCGACGAGGCTTTTGTCGCGTTCGAAGCGATTGCGTCAATATCTGCGCGGGCGCGACCAATTTCTTTTCTCATCTGGTCGGCATTCGCGGTTATAAGCAGCTTTAGCTCGTCGACTGTCATTTTAGGTTACCTCCTAGTTTAATCGTGTTGCGGATTGCCTGCTCCTCCATTTCTTCGGGGGTCATTGCGCGCCGCTTCTTTTGCGATAGGAAAGGCTCCTTCGGGTAGTGCTTTCCGTTATTCACAGCTGAGCCGACGTATGCGCCGAGGAGGTAGTTCAGCTGGTCTGTTCGCTTTTCGTTCTCTTTTCTCCTGGTATGATACGCCGTTAAGTGCTTTTGAAACTGCTTTGGCGTTAATTCCCAGTAGTAATTCAGGTCTAAGCCTATTTCTAGCGCTGTGATTTCGTGGTGGCGCCATTGCGCGCCGTATGTCGATAAACCCAGCGCCTGCGATACTCTGCGTTCTAGTTTATGTCCGCCAGAGCCTCGTTCACTTCGGCTTTGTTGCGCCTCATCGCTTCGACGTTCGTGTTCTGCGGTAAAAAACCCGCCTCCACTAGCGCCTCTGTTACGTCTAGCATAATATCGTACTTGTCGCGTCCTGCTTCAAACTGTGCGTCCAGCGTGTCCAGGGCTACCTTTGAGCTAACGCCGTATCTCTGCGCGTTCTCGTCCCAGAGTGCGTGTTCTAATATCTTTGATAAAGCGCGCACGCTTCCGTCTGCGGCGATATGCTCGATAGAAACATTGCCGACGGCTCTTTCGATACTGTCGACTATTCGTGCGTTAAACTTTAGATTTAGCTTCTCGGCTTCTGCCATTATTTCGTACCTCGTTTATGTTGCTGTGGTTCGGGTGGATATAGCGCCACCCGTTCGCTTTTTGTTCTCCTTAAAGAGTGTCTGGCTCTGTTGGAGTGAAGGTTGGCTTGCCGCTCACGCGGATTGTAGCGGAGAAAGTAGCCAAGCCGTCGACGGTCTTTTCGCCGTCCTTAAAGGACTTAATAAAGCCCTTAAACTGCCACTTTGCGCCTGACGGATATGTTACAATCCATTCTTGCATTGTTTGGTTCTCGGCTAATGCTAGCAATTTAGCTATAGTTCCCTTTTCGTCGGCTTTTACGATGTTACCAGCGATTGCGACCTCACCTGCGTCTTTGGTGGTTGCGATAAACTCCTTGTAGCCGCCCTCTGTGTCCAAAGTCGTTGTGTCTTGCTCGTCGCTCTCTACGCCGATTTCGCCGATTGATGTCAATTTACCAATAACTAGGTTTGCGGTTTCGTCTTTCGCCTTGACTTTTTCGAGTCGAGTTCCCATTGTTCGTGTACCTGCCATAGTGGTACTCCTTTCTTGCTTTACGCTTTTATTTTAGCATATTACGCCGTGGAAGCGTGATGTGATATGCACGAGGTCGTCCTGCGCTGTAGGCATATCGCTCGCGCTGTCCATTGCCCAGCCCTCGGCGCAGAGTATGTCGCTCGTGCGCTGGAGTAACTGCTCAGCTTGGGTTGCGTCCCTCGTCCAGATGTCGATTTTATAGACCGTCATTGAGCCGATATATTCGCTGTCAAGCGTGTACTTCGTCTGATTGCCTGCTAATGAGAAGGTAATTGCGGGCAGTTTCGTTAATTGAGCCGTTGCTCCTTGTATGACGTCCGCTTCTGGGTCTACCGAGCAGAGCATATCATAGATGTACTTTCGCGATACTGACACTTTGCTTCTCCTTAGTTCTTAATCTCTGACCTCATCATTGAGGCGTAACGTTTGCGCACTTGTTCGAGTGCTGGCTTCATATACGGCTGGGCTACCTGCCCTGCGTTGTCGCCGTATGCTATCGAGCCGTTCAGTGGCTGGCTCTGCGCTGTTGCCGCTCCGCGCTGACCTGTTCCGTATTCTACAAACGCCGCGTATTCCTTGTCTGTGTATACTTCCGCCGTGATTTCGCCGCTGTTCGCGGTCGCTGGCTTCATTGTGATACTGTTCGCGAGCGCTCCTGTGTCGACTGGTGCGAGTGCGCGTGCTTGTCCTTCGACTTCTAGTGCGGCTCGGTTCACTGCCTGCGCCACGCCTTTGGCTTTCTCTAGCTTGCTGTAGCGAGCCTGGATTTGCCCGAGGTTCTGGAAAGATATAGACGCGCTCATAGCTTTACGCTCGTTGCGGCTATCAGCACGTGGCTGTCCCGCGGCTTTATTGATTGTACGACATAAACTTTTCCCGCGTATTTTAGCCTATCGCCTATCTCTGCGGGCGATAAAGGAGCTATTGTGATAGTCAGCTCCGTGTCTGTGTCCAAGCCGTAGTTCTCAATAAGCCGACGGCTCACTGATGTCTGAATATTGCCGACGATTTTGCCGACCGTTACGTACGTCGTGCGGTTGCTTCCGTCGAAAGCCTTCGCGGTCTGTCGCTTCAATAGCTCGGCTTCTTTGTCGTAAAAAGTCCGCGCCATTGCGGTCTTCATATTATCTAGCCCCCGCAACGTTCGCCCTCCTGTAAGGTGCCAAAAGCTCTGCAAAGCCGCCTAATAGCTCGCTATCTGTCGCGCTTGCGTAGTAGTTCTTCACACCGTCTTTGTATGAGATTGACTGACCGTTGTCGCTGATACTCTGGACTGCTTGCTCAATGTTGCCGTTCGCTTTTTGTTCGCTTGCTTGCGCCAAGCTGGCTACGACAATTCGCGCTACAATCCTTTCGAGTCGCGGTTCGATTTCGTCGGCGTTCAGGTATAATTTGACGCGGTCGGCGATTTCTTCAATAACGAAGTCCTCGAGTGCTTCGTCGCGTTGTTGTTCGTTCGAGCGTAGACCGTTCAGGTGTGTCTTTATTCGCTCTTTCTGCTCCTGTTTCACGTTCCTCCTTATACCTGAATAAGGCGCCGTGTAGCGCCTCGTTCTTAGTCTTCTTTTGGCGCTTCTGCCTTAGCCTTTTTTGGCTCTGGTGCCGCCTCTTCGGTAACTTCGACGTAGTGTTCTGAGGTTTCCATCATTTCAATGACCGCCTCGTTGGTTACTCGCTCGATTGTTCCCGTTGTTACATTTTCGAAAGTTTTCACTTTGCTCCTCCTGGGGCTTTGGCGGGGTTTCCCCCGCCTCTGCCTTAATCTTGGTATCTACTAGGCTACTGTTGCCCACTTAATCAAGTCAGGTGTTACTGCCTTGGTGCCGTAGTTGTAGAACATTTCGGCAGCGTAGTCGTTTGACAAAGGTAGCTTCTCTGCGTCGTATTGTGCGACAATCAGTGGTTGTGCAATTGCGCCGTCTACGAAAGCGATTGCGTCCTTTGTCTGGCGTACGTTGCTTACTACTTCAACGCCGTGGAAGGCTTGGATTTCTTCAGCGTCTGTGGTGATACCGATTTTTACAGTGTCTAGGTAGTTGCGTAGTTTACCGTAAGCTTTTGGAGTCAAAGACAATTTAATCATCTCGCGGTCAACGCCGTCGACGTACTCGTTCTTTGTCGTTTCGATTGCCTGAATAAGAGCCTCAACCTTGTCCTGAATTGTTGGCTCTGCGGTTACGACTACTTCTGAGCCTTCTGTTTCGGCAACGCTGAAGAACTTAGCGTCAGTTTCTGAGATAACAGTCTGTGCGTGGTTCTTCTTGCGGCTGTCGATAATGCCAGGAATACCGCGTAGTTTGATATCTTTCTGTGCAATTTCTTCGACAATTTCGCGGTCTGTGTCGATTTGTACGAAGACCTTGCCCTTGTTGTTCAAAGCGTCGCCTTTAGCTGCTGTGCGGGCTGTGCCGTAGTCTTTACCCTTCGCGTTTACAAAGCGGTTTGCTTCAACGCTACCTGTTGTTGGGTCGCCTGACAAGTCCTTGTTCTTAAAACGTGCGGCTAGTGAGCCTTTCTGGATTGACTCGATAACGTAGCCGTAGCTCACAGCCAATTTATCTTTGTCTGTGTTGCTCAAAATGCTTTTAGCGTCCTGTGCCATTTTATAATCTCCTAATTGTTTAGATGACGGTTACTTCACCGTATTTCTGAGCGCTTGCGGCGCTTTCCTGTGGAGCTTTCGGTGTGCTTCCTTTCAGTCGCTCTGCTACTGCGGCTTCGACAGCTTTTCCAAACTGTTTTTCCAAAGTCGCGATATTCTGCTCCTGCTTTTCGACGTCTGCGTCTACTACCAATTCGGCTAGCTCGTGGGATATGCCTTTTTCGATAAGCACGTTCTTCGCGTTAAAGAGGTTTTCTCTCAGCGTGATTTGTCGCTCTTTCTCTGCTAGCTCGCGTTCCGATTGCGCACGTCGCTCGGCTTCGCGCTCCTCTTCGCTAAGCTTTGCTTGGCGGTCGTACTCGGCTATGCGTCGGTCGAGTTCCTTGTCGTACTTCTTTCGCTCTCTGGCTAAGCGACTCTCTACCGTTCTGTCTACGTCTTCTTGTGTAAACAGGTGGTTGTCTGCCTGCTTCTCCTCCTGCGTGGCGTTGTCTACTGCTTGCGCTTCGTTGTTTTCGGCGTTGTCGTTTTTCACCTTAATCTCCTTTTACCGTTTTTAGCTCGTCAGCTTTTCTTAAAGGTTGCCGTTTCAGTTCCGTCGAACAAGCTCGGCTTTAGTCCTGCTTGCTTAAATTGTAACATATTTTAGAATAAACTCTCATATGCTTTTACTTCTGCGTCGATTTTTAGGAAGGGCGCGTTTATTTCCTCGTCGTCTGAGAATTGCTCGAAGTAAATATTCCTCAGGCGTCCTGTGTTCTTGTCGACCACCAGATAATGTGGGCGTTTGAGCTTCGTTTCCTCGTCTTTCGGCGCGTAAATTATGTAACCCTTCATCTCGCCCACGTTTTCGTAGCCCTTGCCTACCAGTAGCTCGGCTCTGCTTGCTGTTATGCTCATCTCTTCGCTCCTTTCTTCGGTTGCGGTTGTGTTTTGCTCGATTTTCTCACGATATACGGAAGCATTTCCGTGTCAATTTTGGCGTTGTCAATTCTCATAAAGCCCCACCTGGTCATTTTATTTTTATATGGCGGCGTGTCGAAGCTTTCGCCGTTCTGCGGGTCGATAAACCTCAGCCCGTCTGGATTGCCTGCGGTGGATTTCACGCGCTCGGCGACTAGCGTGTGTCCTGAGCGTCCGTTGCGGGCGTAGAAGAATACCTGGAGCCTTGCGCCGACTGGCAATTCTTTCGTGTGGCTTACCATTTCAGGATACTCCGACTTGTATAGTCTGCCTTCGATTTTCTTCCACCCCAAAAAGTCGACCTCTCTCTTCCAGAGCCACTCCATTTCGCGTATGGTTCCGCTAAACTCGCGCCTGAGTTTCGGGGTGTTTGGCAAAGCTTCCACGTCATAACCGCGGCGTCTTAATTCGTATGCGGGTACACACCGCTGGCAGTTGTTTTTGTAGCCTCCGCCCTCGTCATAGCGTGGATTTGCCTTGATAGCGTCCTCTGGCTCCATTGGCTCGCCCTGCGTGCCTATAACGTCCTGCATTGCGTAAGCAATTGGCGGCGCTGTTGGTTTCGCGCTCAGCGTTTCGGCTCCTACGTCGTTCTGCCAGTCGTTAAAGCTCTTATAGCTCTTGACCTCGCTCGGTGCTGTGTCTGCGTCTTCGCGGTCTTCTAATCGTGAGCGTCTTAGCGTTGGCTCTGCGTCGTCGCCTAGGTACGCTCTAATCTTCGAGCGGCAGTTGGGGTGCATTGGCGGGCAGTTTACGCCTACCTCGCGCTCTGATAGCTTGAAGCGCTTGTCGTCCAGTGAGCCACAGATTTCGCTGGTGCGTGTGTCTAGGGTCGCCATAAAGACATACTCGGTTATTCCTAACTCCTCGTATAGCCTGGCTTCGGCTTCGTTCTCGAAGTAGGTGGTTTCGGTGCGTATGAGCCTCATTGCCTCGTAGGCACCCACGTCGAAGCGCTGGCGTACTTCTCGGGCGAGGTATTGCGGCGATTTACCAGCCAGAAGCCCTGCGGCGGTGCGCTGGCTCAAGTCCTGGGCTAGCCTGTTTGTATTGTTCCAGATATTCTGGCTGTAGTTTGCGCCGTTCCATTGCTCGCCTAACATACGGTTCAGCCGCCTGGTGTTTATCTGCGTAAACTGTTGCGCTCTGCCTGTCGTTTGCTCGATGTCGTAGGCGGTTCTCAGGTAGCTTCGCTTGATTGTTTCGGCGTGCGCTTTCGTCGAGAGTTCTATGCGTGGCTTCGTGATTGTCATAGCCTCCGCGTAGATGTTGTGCTTAAACTCCTCTAGTCGTGTTATGCGTGCCTTGTAGTTTTCCTTGATGTATTGGCGGCTTAGCTTGCCCTCGGCGGTCTTCCAGAAGCGGTCGGTTTCGCCTCGGCTGAGCAATTCCTTAAGCTTTCCGACGTCTATACCCGTCTTGTCGCTGTATTTCTGATAGGTGCGCTCGATGTCGCGCTGGACAATCTTCGCCGCGTCTGAGTAGATTTTTGCAACGTTCACCGACTGGCGGTCGATATGTCGGCTTATATCCGCGCCGCGTCTTTCGGTGCGCTGTTTCCAGTATTCCGCGGACTTCACGCGCCTACTCCTCGGCTACTTCTGGCTTTGGTTCTGCTGGCTTTGCTGGTTCTATTGGCTCGACTTCTTCGAGGTCGCTGATGTCGTCGGCGTTGCTCTTCTGCTCGTCTTCTTTGTCGGCTTTCAATCGCTCGATGACTTCGCTCGCGTCGCGGACGAAGGACAGCTGGCTTATTAGCGTTTCGTCGTCGACGTGGTCTGTCAGGTTGTTTATCATCTGGCTCACTTCTAGGTCGTTTGCTGGCAGGCTTCGCGTAAACTTGGCGTCAACGTCGCGGGCGGTGATTGGTTCGGTGTTGTTCTTGACCTTCAGGAAGGTTGCATAAATTGCCATACGCTCCATTAGCCCGCGCTCAAAGTAGCGCTCCTTGGTCTTGATGTTCTGCTCCATTGCAAGGAGTTTGTACTTCAGGGCTACCCCTGAGGAGTTGCCTGCAAAGTTCTCGTCTGACATATTCGGCGTCTTGCTGATTTTATGGATGTCTTTCTCAATCGATGTGCGAAGCGTTTCGGCGTCTGACTCGTTCAATTGCTTGACGATGTATTCAATTTTTGCGTCCTTCGGTATCGACGAGATGACGCGGTTATTTCTCAGGTCTTCTACCTGCTGGTTGGTTAATGACACGCCATAAAGCGCGAGGATTGCGTCGACTAGTTGCGCCTTGTCGTTTATTCGGTCGCTCTGCAATACGTTGTAGACGTCAATCAATCCGATGACGCCCTCAAAGTCGCCCGTGCGCGCTGGGTTGTTGCGATATTCAACCACTGGCACGTCACCCATTGCGTGCGCGTGCTTTGGCTTTACCTCTGTCAGCTTCTTAGGCTCGGCTTCGGTTGTGTATTCGGCTATGTATTCTTTGTCTGCGATATAAACCGTGTAGCTCTTAATGGTTCCGTTGTCGTCCGTCTGCGGTATGTAGATAATCGCGCCGATTTTCGACTGCTTGACGGTATTGTCGCGCACTAGCACAACGTTGCGCGGGTCATAGTGTGCGCTGAAGATAGCGCTGTTCTCGTCTGTGTAGATGTATTCGTAGGCGTAGCCGTAAATGGAAACGTCGCGGGCTATTTCGCTATCTAGGTCGGCGATGACTTGGCGGTCGTATTCGTCCATAATTGGTTCGATGTTCACGCCCTCTTTTGTTTCATAATCGACGGGGCTTCCCAGGAAGTAGCCGACATTGACGTCTGTGATGTAGCTCGCGTGGTTCACTACTACTTTGTTGTTCACGCCTGATTGCGTTTGACGGCTGTTTATGTCGTGGTCGCCGAAGTAATAGTTCTCTAATTTGTCCAGGCGCGCTTTTAATTTCGTGTTGTATTTTATCGCGGCTTTGACTACGTCGACGCTGTGCAGGTCGGTGTCTGGTGCTTGTGTAAATGGCTTGAAGGCTTTACTCATTTTTGGCGGTGTTTCCTTTCCTTAGAATAATCCGCGGCGACGGCTCAATCTGTCGCCGTTCGTCAGTATGTCTTTATTATACAGTACAGGTGGTGATTGCGCGGTGATATGCTCGTAAATGCTTGCGAGGACGTCTGGCGCGTCGTCGTGTGCGTTCTTGCCTTTGCTCTGGTAGCTGACAACGTTGGTGTGGAAAGTTCGCCAGCGACTGCTCCAAGACTCGGGCATATAAACGTGCTTCTGTACCCACGCGCTTGATGAAAGAATACGCGCTTCCTTGTTCTTCGTCTGCGGCACTGCTTCGATGACTGTTTTATTGCTTGCGTACTTCTCTGCCAGGCGTCGCTCGATGTTCTTACTGTAAAGCCGTCCACCGTTGTTGCTCTCAAACGTCGCGTTCGTTACGTTGTTGCGATAAAGGCAATCCGCGACCTCGGTTTCGGTCGTGTCCATATTCTCATCTGTAAAGACTACGTCAAGCACGTACGCCTCGTTGTCGATAATCTTGTAGACAATCATACAGAGATAGTCGCTTCCTGTGTCTGCGGTGTCGCAATAAGCCCAGACGCGTTCGTCGTCGGTCTGCGGCATAATCGCGTAGGTGTTCAGGCTCTTATAAAGCACACCCTTTACGTCCATTGGCTCGCCGAGATAGTTCGCGGCGGCTATGGCTGGAAGCATTTCCTGTGTTTTCAGGTCGTAGTCCTCTCGCGATAAAATGCTTGGGCAGAGCATAGTTCCGTCTTCTTTGATTGCTTTCAGGTTCAGCTCCAGCACTTTGTCGTCGCCGTAGGAGGATTTAATCCTGCCCGCGATGTCGCCCGTTGCCCAGCGTGTCATAATGACGATAACGCGCCAGTCGCCCTCCATTCGCTGGAGCATTGTGCTTGTGAACCAGTCCCAGATTTGCTGTAGGGTTCGCTCGTTCAGTGCTTCTTCTGCGCTCTTAATCGTGTCGTCAAGCACGAGCAGGTTCGCGCCAAAGCCCGTGGCTGTACCTTTCGGGCTGGTGGCTAGGTATGATTTGCCGTAGCTTCCCTTGAGCGCCCAGAGTGCTTTACTACTTTCTCCTGATTGGAGCGTGGTATACGGAAAGATGTCGCTATATACAACCGTCTGGTCTTCCGCCTTCTGGCTAGCTATCGTGTTCCTCACGCTTTCGGCGAAGGTTGTTGAGAGCGTTTCGTTGTAGCTCCCTGTCATAACCTTGAGCAGGTGGTTCTTGCCAAAGACCCACTCTACGGCTGTCTGTCCTGTCAGGCTCTTTCCGTGGCGTGGCGGTGCGTCGAGTAGCAGAAACTGATAGCCGTGGTCTTCGGTGAGGAAGTATTGCAATATATCGCACATTTGCTTGAGGTGCGGTCTGTCGCTTCGGTAAAATGACGGGCGCATAACCTTCGCATATGCATACAGGTTATATGGCGCTAGCTTTACGAGCGCTTGCTTCTGTAATTCTCGGCGTATTTCTCGAGCCTGTTCCTGCGTGATATGCTCCATATGATATATTTTTAGCCGTTTTTTCGGCTCGGTTTTCATTTTCCCGGACTTTTCGTTGTCTTTTCTTTCGTGAAAATATCACGAGGCGGGTTTTTAGTCCTCGTCTACGTCGTTAAATGCGATTTGTGCGAGTTCTTCGTTCGTCAGGTTCAGGCTCTCGATTGATGAGGTCGTTATGCTTGTATTCACAAACTGTGGAGCCTTACCCTCCGTGCGGTCGGTGATTTCTTGGGTGGTATTCAATCCGATTTTACCGCTCTTGCGCGCGTCTGTAATTCTAGCAAAGGCGATTTCCTGCGCCACGGTTCTCTGGTCTTCTGGTATTTTCGATAGCCAGCGACGCGCCTGTGCGGTCGTCATTTTCATAAAGTACTTGTACCAGTAAGATATCATATTCTTGTTAGTCCAGCCTCCCGCGCTTCGGTTCTGTGGATTGACTGCTAATCCTGCTGGTACTCCTGTTCCTTTTATGAAGCGCCCGTGCTTATCACGCTTCAATTTTTGTGAGGTGTCAACAGTTACGGTTTCCCTCTTAAGCTCCTCAAAACTCTTCTCATCACCAGCCAATTTATGCTCAATCATAACCGCGTCGCGTCGTCGTTTCGCGTTCTGTGCTTCTTTACTTGTTGGCGTTGGTGTCCAGTCCTTGGTTGGAGCTGTCGGTTCTTTTACCTCTGTTTGCGTATTCTCTGTCATATCTGCATTATACCAAAAAGCCCCGAGATGTTGTTATTCTCGGAGCCTTCTGTGTTTTCAGGTGCCTGTTTGATTGTCGTTTATTTAGTGCTTGCTTTCTTGCTTGGTTTTTCGTCTGCTTCTGCGGTCTTCTTTGTGCGTGGTTTGCGTGTCTTTGGAGCGGTCTTCTTTTCTGCGGCTTTGGCTTTGGCTGCTCTGGCTGCTTCGGCTGTTTCGGCTTTCCCTATTAGTTCCTCGCGTTCTTTCTCTTCTAGTCGTTTGCCTACAAAGATAGCCAGCTTAGCTCCTTCGACTAGTGCGCTTTCGCAGCTCATAATCTCTTTAATCGTTCGTACTTCGATAATAAGACCGAAGATGAGTATCAAAATGCCCAGTAGGTCAAAGCCTTTAATTATTACCTGCGCCAAGACTGCGCTTAGGCTGATTGTTAAAGCGATGAGTAGATAAAAGAAAGCCTCGGCTTTTCTAACTGCGCGGTTTATCACTTCGCTCGACTCGTCCCTCATCTCCTGGACGTGGATTTCTATAGCGATAGCTTTTAGTTCTTTCTCAGATTTCATAGTTTAAGTTCTCCTCTTCTTTTGTTGGTTGCTCGATTGGTTGCGTGGTGGTGTGTTTTTCCATTTGGCGAAGTCGTTCGTATCCGCGCCAGATGAGTTCCGCGGCTTCGAAGAAGGCGGTCTTGTCTGCTTCTGATAATTCGGCGATGTAGTTCAGTGCCTGCTGTCGCTCGTCGATTTCGTCTAGGCTTGCGTCGTAGTTGTAGTCTACGGGTTTGTGCTTATTGTTAAACATTTTCTTTTGCCTCCTCTTATAGGTGAAAGTAGTGGTTCGGCGACACTGCGTAGTAGATTGTGAAAATTAGCGAGATACAGCAGGTCAAAAATGCTAGCGCTATATGTAGCAGGACGCTGTGTCCTTGCTGTATTCGGACGTAGTTAGCTCCGTCGCGTGCGTTTCTTCGTTCTGGGTTCATTGTTATTTACTCCTTGGTTTAGTTTAGTATCTGGTTAGTTCTCGCTCCCTCCTTTACATTATGATAGCCCCCATTCTGCGAGGCGTTCGAAGCCTCCAATTACGTCGATGTAGTCCTTCGCGATTTGTACGATATCCTTATAAGGCACTCCGTCTATTTCGTTGTCGCCGATTGCACAGCTTAATTCTTTGCGCTTGTTGTTGCCTGTGGCTATGATGTGCGCGTAAATATTCACGGCTACGTCGGCTTTGCTCAGGTCTTTGCCGTGGAGTCCTCCGCCCGTTACGGCGCGTCCCATATCTGAGCCGAGTTTGCGGTTGGTTGCTCCTGCGTCGACGTTTTCGCCGCCCGACCATAATCCGAGTGGATTTATGACAATGTCGTAGTCTTTTAGCTCTTCGGCTTTGATTTCGTCCAGGATTTTATAGAGGTCTACCCTCAGCGCGTTCTCTTCTGCGTCGCTCTGGCAGATAATGAGGCGCTCGGCTTTCATATCGAGTATATATTTACCGTCTGAGTTGTATTTTTGGTGAATACCTCGGGCGATTTTCGTAAGAAGCGACTGTTCTTCGTCTGCTGGCTCGCCTGCAAAAATACCGTTATCTCCTGCGCGTGGCTCTTCGGCTTGGTTCGCGGCTAAGCGCACGTCCTGCTCGACAATATTCATATTCAGGTTGTAGTCCTCGTGCTTCAATATTCGCGTTATGATTTGCTTGGCTACGCGGCGCGGTACGTATACCGAGCTTTCGCCGATGATATTCACCTCTCCGTGTCCGAGAAGCACCTCGAAGGCTACGCGTGGAGCGTCTTGCTCTTCATAGGCGTAGTCCACCAGGGCGCCTGCTATTCGGTCGGCTAATTTGTCGGGGTGGTCTGGGTTGACTTTTTCAATCATCTTTAGAGTCCTCTCTGTCGTCTTAATGCTCGGCGTGCTGGCTCTGCTAGCGCGCTCTGCTGGGTTTTATTTATATAAATGATAGCATTTATTGTTAGCGCTATGATAAGCACCGCTGTTGCGATTGCTTCGGGTGCAATTGCGTAGGCTGTTAATGTTGCTAGTGCTGTGTTGTATAGTTTAGTCATTTTTTTATCTCCTGGTGGGGCGGTGGTGGTCGCCCCCTTGTTTATTATTTATTTAGTAGACGATTGTGTCAGCGTCGATGTCGTAAAAGGCTAGGAGCTTGTTCCAGTTCCTGGTATTTGTGAAGTATTCCGTGTAAGCCCAGCTGATTTCGCCCGTCTGGCGGTTCCTGATAGCGGCGCCTCCTCCGTCAATTTTCGCGTTTCCTGCTTCGATGTCCTCGATGAGGCTCATTGTGAAAGGCTGAAAGTTTTTAGTCATAGCGTTTTCTCCTTTGTTCTTACGTTTGCTATGTTTTAATTATATTGTACCCCCACAAAAAATGCAAGGGTTTTCTCGGAGATTTTTTGACTTTTTTTCAGCCTGTGGATAACTTTTTCAAAAATAAAACTACTACCCCTGTTTAGAGTAGTAGTCTTTTAATTGCCGCGTGATTTCCTGGTAGCCCACTCTGCGCCAGTACGCGCTGTGGTCAATCAAAAAGAGCGCGTAGTCCTGCATAGTGTTTAGCTCTTCGCACTCGCGCTTCGCCTCGATAATAGCCCTCTCGATTTTAGTCGAGGTTACTCTATTGCTTAGCTTCTTTCTTCTTGTCGCGTCGTATCCGTTCGAGTCTGCTGTTGTTTTCATTCCAGTACCGTATCGTCTTGGCTTCGCGGTGGACGCTCCGCCTCATTGCTATATAATCCTTCAGTTCCTCAGGCTCTGCGCCGTTTTCAAAGCAATACTCCAGAAGCTCTAGCTCATATAGCGCTAGTTCGCTTGCGTAGTCGATTGACCAGCGACTCGCGTCTTTGACTGCGCGGCGCGTGTTTTGGACTTGACCAGCTTTCGCGAAGTTCGCAATTCGCTTCAGGGCGTGAATAAAACCCTCGCCCAGTCCCTGGATTTCCGCGACCTGCTTGGCGCGTGGTCTTAATTGTCGCGTCTGTCTTTTCATTGTTTACCTCTGTTTCTTAGCCACAGAGCTAGGTGGAGGCTCGCAAAATATAAGTATGTTTATGATAAACGGGTAGAAAACTTTTACGTAAGAACAAAGGTACGACGAGCCTCCGCGTCGAAGCGCCAACGGTTTGTATATCATCAATTGAGTTAATCTTTTAATAATTTTGTGCTGGTGCTTCTAGCTCCGCGGCTAAGATAGATTTTTAATGTGCTTGCTTAAATTATATCAAACTTCCGCGTCTTCGGCTTCAGTTTTCTGCGGCTTTGGGCGTCGGCTGATTGAGCCACCCTTTGAGCCTGCTCGGCGCGCTAGTTCGCGGTTCAGAGCGAAGCCCTTCGGTACGCGTGCAGCTCCGCCTATGCGTCCGAGGTCGCGATAAAAATTAGGGTTACTTGCCTTGTTTTTCTGCGCGGCTTTTAAGCCACCTTCTCGATTTCCTGCCATAGTTTTAATTCTCCTTTACTAGTTCAAAGTTTTCGTTAATATTACCGGCGACCTCTAGATTTGTTAATTCAGAGAGAAGCTCAGTTACGCCTGTGCATTCGCCTACAAAGGCGCCCTCTGAAAACTTGACCACCCAGTATTCGATAGGCTCGCCAGTGTCGTCTATAAGAATATCTCCCTCGTATATTTCTGTACCGTTCTTATCTTTTAGCCCCGTGGATTGCTCGATAATATACCGCTTGTTGTCCGAGTCTGGCAATATTCGCGTATACCACAGGTCGGAGTCGTTGTGGTCGTATCCTTCAATGATAAATACGTTGCCTCGATTGTCTATAGCTGTGTCTTCTTCGTTGAGATAATCCTTTTCTAGGTTGTCCCAAACTCTGAAGTTAATTTTACTCATTCGATATACTCCCTCGATTTCCTTTATGTGAGTTACATTTTCTGTGCGCCAGCTGACAGTTCTCGATTGTTGTTAAGCCGCCTTTGCTGATTGGCGTGATATGGTCAATCGTGCAGTCTTTCATTGTTTCGATTGGCTTACCACAAAGCGCGCAGGTCACTCCGTTCTTGTTTATAAGTTGTCTTCGTATGAATTGTCTTGAGCGAGTTTCTTTCGCTCCGTAGCCGCGAGTTACCTTCGCTGATAATTTTATATACATTTACTCCTCTCCGTTATTTTTAAAGGGGCAGGGTGGCTGGTGCGCTGGTCTGGCTGTTTTTGAAAGGTTTATGGAAGTGTGCGACCTCAAGTCTGCCGTCCCAGTGCCACTTTCGCTGGCACCACCGCGTTATGTTGTCGCCCTGCGCTCGTCTGGAGCGCTCTGTGGGCTGTTTTATATAAAAGTGCTAGTTTGTCTTAGTTTCGCCAGAAGCCTCGTCTGGCGCTTCCTGCGAGCCTACTTCGGTTATCCAGGTTTCATCAAAAATGATAGACGCTACGTGCTTTGGGTCTTTTTTGATAAATTGCCTAGCGTTCTTTTCTGCGTCTTCGTAGTTGTCGCCTTCGACGTAGATAGTGCCGCTCACTGTTTGTGTAACCTTTATCTCATAAACCATTTTCTTTTCCTTTCTTCTTACGTTTGTTATAGTCTTATTGTATTGTACCCCTTCAAAAATTGCAAGCATTTTGTCAAAGATTTTTTATGATTTTTTGGAGCTGTGGATAACTTACCTTGCGTCAATTCGCCGCACCCGAGCCGCCGCTTGATGTCGGCGACGGCTTCGAGGTTCTTCTCGACTTCTGTCATTATTTAATCTCTGCACCCTTCAAGGCTTCTAAGATTTGGTTAAAGTCCATTACTAAGACCTTGCGAGCGCGCGGGTTCTTTTCGAAGAACTCGAAGGCTGTGCGCTCTGGCGTGTCCCACTGTGGCTTGTTGTTGCCTGTTTCTAGCGCGTGCTTGAAGTCTTCGCGGTTATATTCGTCTGTGAATACTGGCGTTGCTTTTCGGGTTGTGTAGCGACCGCTTCCGCTCGTCCAGTCGCTGGCTTGGATAGCGTAGCCTGCTTCTGCGAAGATTTTAATGTTATTGATGTCTTTGGCTGTAAGCTTTTTCATTGCTTGCTCCTTTGTTCTTACGTTTGTCGTATTCTTAGTATATTGTAACGGCTCAAAAATAGCAAGGGTTTTTATGAAGATTTTTTGACTTTTTTAAAGAAAAAGAAAGACACCCCTGTTACGGAGTGTCTGTCGAAGTGGAGCGAGGCGCACCAACCAGCATTTGCGCCTCTGCCTGTGCCTGTAAGAACACGATTTTAGTATAACACAATTTAATTTATCGCGGGAGTGGCTTCTTCCCAGCCGTCTGTCGAGCCAGTCTGAAAATAATGGTAGCGCTTGCGTATTCTATCGACAAAGCGCGGGTCTAGCTCCATTGTGCGACATTTCCTGCCTAGCTGCTCACAGGCGAGTAGGGTTGACCCTGAGCCTGCGAAGAGGTCGAGTATCGTGTCGCCTTCTTTACTGTGCTTTTTAATTGCTCGCGCTGGTATCGCGACAGGCTTTTGTGTCGGGTGTATATATTCCGACCGAGGGTCGCGTTTTAAGTCCCAGACGGTACTGTCGTCTTTCCACTTCTCGATTTCTTCGAGAAGCTGTTTTTTCGACAAAGTCTTGAGCGTTTCGGGACTGTCCCAGACAGTCGTCGACTTTCGCTCTGCGGCTTCTTCTGGACGTAGTCCGTCCTTAAAGGCTAAGTAGCACGGTTCGTGCTTCCAGTGATAAGAAGCTCGCCCAAGCACCAGACTTTCTTTGTTCCAGATGATTTGTTGCTTGACTACAAAGCCTGCGTCTTCGATTGCTTTATAAAACTCTCGCTCGGTTGCGTATGCGTTTTTAAGTGCTTTATTTAAGAACTCGTAAAGCTCCGAGCCT